CTAAATTTGATGAGTACGTTATGGAGGCTAAACGCTACCTTCGTACCGGTTTTAGACATCCGCAAGCGGATGGCATTAATCACGTTAAATTACACTATTAAATATCGTCGTGATGACGAAAAGGAAAGATTATGGCTTCAACAACCGATGCAGTAACGCTTACTAATAGGGCTTCATTATTACTTTCTGATGCGTCTCAGACTCGTTGGTTGCCGGTTGAATTATTAAATTGGATTAATGATGGTCAGTTAGAGATTGTGGCTTTAGTGCCTAATGCTAATCCAACCACGTCTACGGTTACTTTAGCTGCTGGCGCTAAACAATCTGCCCCTACTGGAGCAATATTAATTAACGCATTTGTTCGAAATATGGGGGTAGGTGGTACAACACCGGGCCTTGGCATTCGGCAAGTGACACGAAAATATATGGAATCGTTCATTGCAGGATGGTTGACGGAAACCCCTAGCATAACTGTGACGCATGTAGCGTATGATCCTGAAGATTCTAGCACTGATTTTTATGTGTATCCGCCACAACCTGCATCAGGTATGAGTAGCATTGAAATTGTTTATTCTTCATTGCCAACGGCAATTTCTGACCTAAATATTGGCACTAAAATTACTATTAAGGATATGTATGCTAATGCGTTATTAGATTACATTTTGTATCGTGCATTTGCTAAAGACTCTGAATACGGCAATCAAGACGGTAAAAGCCAATCACATTACAAAATGTTTTCGCAATCGATTGGCGTTAAATACACTATTGATTCTTCTATTGGCGGTCAATCGCAATCAGATGGTAATCAAGGTGGGAATCCAGCGGCTAATTTAACTAACACCCGATAAGGAATAGTTATGGCCTCTACCATTGATGCGGTCACTATCATTAACAAAGCGTCACAACTATTAGGTGATGCGTCGCAAACGTATTGGACGGCGGGCGAATTATTAGGTTGGTTAAATGATGCACAAACTGAAATTGCATTATTAATACCCAACTCAAATACGGCAACCACCGCTATTCAATTAGTAGCAGGGGCTAAACAGATAGCACCTGAGGATTCTATTCGTATCATTGAATTTACCAGAAACATGGGATCTACTGGTTTATTGTCGGGTAATGCTATCAGGCAGATTGAGCGTAAAGTTTTAGACCGTTATATGCCTAATTGGTCGTATGACACACCTAATGCGGTAGTGGTGCATGCCATGTATAACGCTGAAGATGATAATGAAACGTTCTATGTTTGGCCACCTCAACCCGTTACACCGACCTATATTGAAATAGTTTACTCACAACGCCCTGTCTTGATTTCAGATATGAATGTGGGTACCAAAATAACTATTGATGATTATTACCAAAATCCCTTATTAGACTATGTATTGTATCGGGCTTTTGGTCGTGGTACCGAAAGCGCAGGCAATTATCAACGTAGCCAAGATCATTACAAAATGTTTGCTGATATTTTGAGCATCAAACATGAAGCGGATCGTAATGCTAATAACAACATACCCACAAAATGAGCCTTAAAATAAGCAGTTTTTCAGGCATTGCTCCTAAAGTTAACCCGCCATTATTGGATGACACCATGGCGGTTGTTGCGCAAAATTGTCGGGTTGATCGTGGCTCTATTCGGCCGCTACAGGGGTTAACGCAAGCAGTAGCCGCTCCAACAACATTAGGGTTTACGCCTAAAAGTATTTTTAAATATGGATCACCTGCATGGCTTTATTGGGCTAATGCTAACGTAGACGTTGCGATGAGTCCTGTGCCTAATGATACATGGGGACGAATTTATTACACCGGTGGTGAAGCCGCTTATCCTCAATATACATGGACTGGCATGCCGTCAGCGGCTGGATTAGCTCAAGGGATGCGTTTAGGCATTACTCAGCCGGGTAATGGTATGATTTCAAGTATTGGTGTAACAGGTACCGCTACTGGAACGGCTTATCAGCGTTACTATACTTTTAGTTATGTGTCGCCTATGGGTGAAGAAGGCCCGCCCATGGCTAATCCGGTTTCAGTGGCCAGCATTACATCAACACAAACAGCTAATCTTGTTTTTAATACCGAATCGCTCACAAATTATAATTTGGGAACGGGGGCATTTAGACGTATTTATCGCACGGCACAAAGTACTACATCAACCACGTATGAATTTGTGGCTGATGTACCTATTGGAACCTTAACGTATGCAGATTCATTGGTTGATACTCAGCTAGGTGAAGTCATGCCATCTGCGTCATGGTTTCCGCCTAATGCGGCAATGATCGGCTTAAAATCCACCGCAAATGGTTTTTTTATTGGTTTTTTTGGTAATACATTATGTGTATCTGAAAAATACATGCCGCATGCGTGGACGCCTGCTAATGAATTAGCTTTCCCTAATGCAATTACGGCATTGGCAGTTACTACCGATTCTATTGTCGTATTTACGCAAGGCAGCCCCTATTTAGTGACCGGTACCGATCCGGCCACATTAACCGCTATTAAGATCGATAACCCACAATCCGTTCCCTATTGTAAAAGTTGCGTGGATATGGGGGGGTATGTCATGGCCGCTTCACCAGATGGATTGCTTAATATCACTCAGAGCAATATTACCGTTGCTACGCTGGATTATTTGACGCTTACACAATGGCAGGCTTACTCACCTACCACCTTATTAGGGTTCTTTTATGAAGGAATATATATAGGTTTTTCAAGTACGACGGCTTTTATGTTTGATACACGAAAAAGCCCTCATGTACTTACTACGTTAAGCGGTTTTCCTACGATTGTTGGTGGTTATAATGATTTATCAACCGATACACTGTATTTGTTAGATTCAACCGGTATTATTTGGTCATGGGAAACTGGCGCATTATCTACTTTCACATGGACCAGTAAGCCTTTTAGGATGCCAACACCTATTTGTCCTTCTGCCGGGCGCATTTATGCCAGTGGGGCTATCACGGTGCAACTTTTTGCAGATGGTGTTAGCGTGTTTGGCCCTGTCTCTATTCCAAATAGCAATGTGTTTAGATTGCCTGCAGGCTATAAAGCCAAAGAATTTACTATGACGTTAAGTGGATCAAATTCGATTGATTCAGTAGCAATAGCTAATTGCGTTTCGGAGCTCAATTAATGGCCGATCAACGTCAAGTCCCTAGCGTTCCAGCCACAAGTGATCCCGTATTACGAAATTTTTTATCTGCTGTACGTGAAGCGGTTAATACAATGTCGGCTTCGGTGGCTAATCAGTCTAGTTCTGCAGGCGTAACTAGTTCTGCAGGCGTAACCAGTGCCAGCATAAGCGCTTTATCTACCACTATTGCTGGTTTGCTTGATACCTCAACACCGCCTGCTGTGACGGGTTTGGCTGTACAGGGCATGCGGGTTAATAACTTTGTGACGTGGAATGCAAGTACCTATGCCAATCTAAGTTATACAGAGATTTGGAGAGCGCCGGCATTAATGAATGCCTCCAGTATGACCGTAGGTGGTTCTTACACTATTAACGTGTTAGGTACAACGAACTGGTCGTCTATTGGTGCTACAGTGCCCGCTATCACTGCTTTGGTTAATGGTACTAAATATATTATTACCGCATTGGGCACAATAAATTGGACAAGCATAGGTTTAGGATCTAATCCGGTTGTAGGCGCTACATTTACTTACAATGGCACTGCTGTCTCTGGGTCGGGTGGTACGGTTTTAACAGCCAACTTTACGTTGAATTCAACACCTGTGACTGGAACAGGTGGCGTAGTTGTTTATGCCCCCGTCCTATCTTCAGCGGTATTAGTGGGCACTAGCAATGGCCATATTTTTGTTGATTCAGTAGATCCGGGAAGTGCTTATGCTTATTGGGTACGGTTTGTTTCTAATGCCAATATAGATGGTCCTTTTAACGCATCAACTGGCGTTATAGGCTCAACCAGTATCAGCAATGGTAATGGGGTAAATGGCTACACTATCACCGCTGAAAACCTATATGCAATACAAGCATGGATTGCCAGCGCGGATATCTTAGATGCGGCTATTACTAATGCCAAAATATCAGGTACCATCCAATCAGATAATTACAACGGCTCAACGCTAGGATGGAGCTTAGATAAAACGGGCGGAAACTTAAATTTAAATCAGTTAACAATCAGAGATAATTTAGGTAATGTTATTCTTGCGTCAGGTACAGGAGTTAATTGGGGCTCAGTTAGTGGTACTGGTAAACCTGCCGATAATGCTACTGTGGGTGCTACCATAGGTGTAAACTTGGGGGGTCAAATCAATTCCAGTAATGCTTCTACTTATATTGCTAATGCTTCTATACAAAATGCACAAATAGGTGATCTTGCTGTTGATACATTACAGATAAAAGGAAATGCTGTAACTGTTCCTTTAGCAGTTTATACCGCTGCTGGTTCTGGTACAGCAGCTACTATACAAACTTTAGTTATTCCTGTTATATCAACTACAGAACCTACACAATTAATTATCTCTTTTGGATTTTGTGCAACTACAGTAGGGTCTGGTGGAGGAGCAGCTGACTATAGGACTTGTTTTCTTAACGTAAATGGTAGTGCTATATTTTTTGATTATTGTATTGATGCTAATAGTGATGCTGTTGGTGCATGGGGTGCTACAATTTTATACACTTTACCAATAAATACATCTATTACTTTAACTATGACCTTAAATGTAGAAGCTAATGTTACATCAAGGTATATAACTGCAATTTCAGCAAAGAGATAATATGAAAGCAATAGTATATAACATAACTACTGGTGAAATTTTAAAAATAGTAGATATGCCTGAAGAATTTATTCCTTATCAATTAAATGATAATGAGGCATTTTTAGAAATTAATGAGCATGTATTAGATACTACCCATTATGTTTTAAATGGTTCAGTAATACCCAGACCTATTCAAGAAACTAAACTTTCAAAGACTACTTTGACTGCTGATGGTATTGATATAATTACCATAACCAATGCTCCAGATGGTACTTTTACTGCTGTTAATGTAATAACAAAAGACACTATAACAGGTACTATCAATGGTTTAGATACATTCTCAACCACAATAGTAGGCACGTATAACATCACCGTAACTGCCTGGCCTTATCTTGATTTTGAAACGACTATCGAGGCTGTTTAATATGCCATTTGTTATTACAAAACCCATAACCGAACAGCAATCTGAATACATAGCGCTTATTAATGAGTTAGCGGGTCAAAAAATTACAGCTAAATATCCTATTTATAAGCAACTAAATGTTATGAGGACAACTGATGTGACAACCATGAGCACATGGATTGATAGCATTAGAGCATTGGCTCAGGCGGCTAAAGTGACAATTACTGCGGCGCCTTCAATAGTAGAAATTAAAGCGGCGAAAGCGGCCTTTGAAACAGCAATAGAGTCGCTATGATAGGGCGCTTCAATTTAGTTGATATACGTTTAGCCTGGGATAGGATTAAGCCGCATATAGAAAGTATTAGAACCGATTTACACATGGATTGGCGCTCTGAAGATGTTTACGCGCAGTGCATGATGGGACGGGCTTTTTGCTATACCTGCGAAGACGGTTTTATCATTGTTCAACCGCGTGAAAATGGGTATAACTTATCAAAAGAGTTATTTGTTTGGTTGTGCTACAGTACCGCAAATGACGGCCTCTCTGAGTATTACGATGATATTTGTGCGATGGCTAAAAGTGTTCATGCCAAGGCTATTATCTTTAATTCGCCCCGTGAAGGCTTTAGGAAACTAGCCAAGCAAAAGCAATGGCGCACAATGACGGAGTACACGTTACCCGTCTATTGATCTACCCACTACTGTCGTGATGACAGAAGGAATCTACATGCGGTTATTCAAATTCTGGATATGGTTATTATCCCCACCCAAGTTTTATGGGGGCGGTGGAGGAACTACAACCACTTATCAACAAGATAATCCTCAGCAACAAGCTTTAGCAAATGTTGCCAATCAAAAATACGATTATTACCAAGCTAAATACGTTCCTCTTGAAAATCAATGGATGGATACGGTTAGCAATATGAACAACCAAGCCAATCATAATGATGTGTCTGGCATGGCGGCGAACACTTTAAAACAATCACAAGGTCCTCAAACGCAATCAGTCGGTGACTCTATGACGGGCGGTCGTTTACAACGCGGAAATTATGTTGATATGGCCAGCGCTGAATCTAATGCAGCCTCTAACGCGGATATGGGTGTTACTGATCGCATGCTAAAAGGTCAGGAAGGTATTGTGGCTATGGGGCAAGGGCAATCTGCCGGAGCCATTGGTGGCTTAACCGATGTCGCTAGTCAATCAGTGCAAGGGCAAAATACCAATGCCAGTAATGTGTTTGATAGACAGCAAGCCATTAACGGTACTTATGGTACAGGTTTGGGTATGGCGGCGGCCGCTGGCATTAATAAATACGGGAGTTAATAGATTATGGGTGGCAGTAGTTCAAATTCAGTACCTTCATCCGTTGATATGGTGGCATCACAAAAGAATGCCGATTTAGTTAATCAGCAATGGGCCGATTATCAAACACGTTTTCAACCCCAAGAAGCTAACTTAATTAATGAAGTGAATGGTAACGGTGGTTTACAAACAACGTTATTACCGCAAGCATTAGCGCAAGCTTCAGCTGATAATTCTAATGTCTTTAATAGTGAGAAAAACCAGCAAAACAGAGACCTTTCACGTTATGGGCAAGCTATGAATGATGAACAGCGGCAACAACAAGGCACACAGTTTGGTATTGCAGAATCAGCGGGTGCCGCTAATGCTAATAATACAACCATACAAACTGATCAGGATATGAAAAATACTGTCATGAGTGGTGGCTTAGGTGCTGCCTCAGGAGCTGTCTAATGAATTTATTAAGTAACGGTAGAGCGGGCCTAGGGCAGGCTATGTCTGCTCAGAATAGTTCAACGGCTTTAGCCAATCAAATGCAGGCAGAACGAGCCAAACTAAAAATAGCTAATGATAATGCCAATTCAGCTTCTGCCGGTCAAATGACTGGACTTGCGGGAAGTGCGGCAGTAACAATGGGGCCTAAAGCCTATGACGCTTTGATGACACCCTCCTCATTAAACACCACAAATGCCGCGGGATCATTGGGAGCATCAGGTGATAGTGCACTTAGTGGATCGCTCAACGGAAGCAGTATGAATATGGCTAATACTGGAACATCCGCAATAACAGGAACAGCTGATACTACAGGCACCAGTTCAGCTATTGGGTCATCTATTACCCCAGCATTTGAAGGTGGCGCAGATGTTGCGGCTACTGGAGCAACCGAAGCGGCAGGAGCAGGAGCGGCCGAGTTAGGGCTAGGAGAGGCCGCAGCGGCTGCGGTGCCTTTTGCTGGGTGGGCATTAGCCGCCGGCATGCTTGCTTACTCTTTATTTAAATAAGGAAACAAATTATGACAGGATTTGCCGAAGGTTTTGCCAGTGGTTATGGCTTGATGGACGCTACTTTACAGCATCAACATGAGAATAAATTAAAACAGCAACTGATTGATAGGGAAGATAGACAGGATAAAGCGTCTGCTGATCAATTTGATAAGACTTATGGCTTGCAAGAATTACAAAGAAAAGAAACGGCAAGGCATCAAGGTGCTTTAGAAAAAATTCAGCAACAACAAGCCGATACTCAAGCAGACAAAGAAAAAAACGATAACACCTATCAAATAGGCATGTTGGGTGCGGCTAAACAAAATGCTGCCAATGGCGCGGCAACTGCTAGAGCCGCTATTGCGGCACATAAATTTGAACAATCAGTAAGTGAAGAAAAGTTAAAGCAGCTTAAGCAAGAAAATGCTTTTGCTAATTCAATTAATTATTTCAAAATTAATCACCAAGGGCCTGATGGTGGGTTTACTAATCTGCCTGAAACTCCTGAACAAATGAAAGACTTTGTAACTCATGCCAAAAACGCAGGCATTGACATTAACTCCATGATGGATTCGGATGCGTATGCTAGGCATTTAAGCAATACTGCGAATCTACTCAATGATTTCCATCCAAATGGTAAACCAACTAATATGGTCATGACAGCTGACCAAGCGCCGGATCAATTTAAATCAGTTAATCATATTTTGGAACCAGAAATAAATAGATTAACAGGAAAGAAACAAGAAATTACCGCCATACATTCCCACATAGGAGCGCCTGAATTTAAAGGCGATGACGGTATATTTTATACTTACTCAACACTTGATAAAAATGGAAAACCTCAAATCATTACAAATCCTGATGGATCTCCTGTGAGACACAGAGGCAATGAATTAACAGGGGGGCTTATTGATAACGCTAAAATATTTGATGCGCTTCAGAGTTCTCAATGGAAACAAGCATGGAATAATTTTAAGCCTGCGCTTGTTTCTAAAACTGAAAAATCTGATATGAAAATTATGCAGATTCCTATAACTGATGATAAAGGTGTTCCAACTGGGGAGACTAGGGATGTAGGGGTAACAGGTAACGGGGAGGTAGTAGATCCAGTTGATTTAATGAAAACCAAAGCAAATTATGACACGTTAGCAACGCAAGCGGCATTGGCGGCTACTAAGCAGCCTTCAGGATCTAGCCAGCCAGCAAATAGCCCGCAAGTGCAAAACATTATTAATGGTTTACAGGCAACACAACCTTTAAACAGCACACAAGCAACACAGCCCTTATCAAGAGATGAAGCTGTTGCTAAGCAAAATGAAATGTACAGCAATCAGGCTAAAAATAGAAAGAGTGGGTTAAGAGGTTTATTTTTAACTCCTGAAGAAATAGCTAAACAAGATTCTATAAATAGATAAATAAACTAAAGTCTATAAATAAGCCAACTGTCGGGAGACACATAAATGGCATTAACCGCGCTAACTTTAAAACAAGTTCGAGAAATTCCCGCATTTGCTGATATGTCTGACAAAGACATCATCGACCACGCTAAAACACATGGTTTTGATACTTCAGCTATGCAACCAGAAGCGTCTAATGATGAAGCGGGTGCTATTAGAAGTTATGGCACTATTCCACTTTTAAAAGGAGTTGCTGATGTTGGCGGTTCGGTTGGTTATGGACTGGAAGCTGCAGGCGCAAAAGACTGGGGACAAGCGCTTCAGAAATCGAGTCAAGACGTCCAAAATACGTTAACAGCTAGGCAATCTCAGCAGGCGCAGGAAGATGCTAAAAAAACCATTATTGATGAAAATGGCAATTATGGTGGCTATAACTTAGGCACACTGTCTCAAGATGTTATGGGTTCTGTTCCTGCGATGGCACCTATGGCGGCGTTAGGTGCGCCATTAGCTAAAGTAGCAACAATGGGCTCTAAGGCTTTAGGTGTAGGCGACAAACTGGCCAAGATAGCAAGTTCCGGCGCATTAGGTAAAGGGTTGGCGGCAGGATTGGATACGACTATCGGTTCTGGGGTTGGTTTTGGCGCTTCAGAAGGCATTTATTCGGGTGCTAGTAATGCCGCGCAGGTTCAAAATGAAATACGCAATACCGACATTAATAAACTCGCAGAGCATCCTATCTTTGCTGATACCTATCATAACGAAACAGACCCCTCTTTACCGCCAGAAGAACGGCTAAATCAAACCAGAGATATTCTAGCGTCTAAAGCGGGCGATGATGTATTTGCTAAGACTGCCGTGCGTACCGGTTTAATTTCAATGGCTACGGGTGGCGGCGTATTTGGCATGATGCGTGGCAAAGCCACCGGTCATTCATTACTTGCTGCAGAAGATGGGCCTTTAAAAACGGCCGCTAAAGGTTTTGCGTTAGAAGGATTAGGGCAAGAATTGCCTCAGTCAGCTTGGGAGCAACGCGTTCAAAACGAAGCTAAGCGAGACTATGTTGATCCCAATCAAGACATCAACGAAGGCGTGTTAAATGCCGGTGTACAGGGGGGTATTGCTGGCGGCGTCATGGGATTATTTGGTGGAATAGGAGGTAGTAAAGCCCGGACTGAGGTAGACAAGAAAACAGATGATACATTGGACTTGGGAAATAAAGATCAATTAGCATTGCCTGCACCTAGTTTAAAGATTGAGCAAAATACCAATCGTAGCATGCCAAAAGACACGATTGTTTTTAATGACGGCTCACAGATTAGTGCGCATGAATTTTATCAAGATAGACTTAACGAGCATGGCGATGAAGCAAAGGCGCGTAAAGAAACGTATATGGCGCTTAATGGTAAGCCAAAACCTGTTATTGGAATACCTGAGTTAGTTTTTACAGCCGATGGAACCTCGCTTAATAAAAAAGAGTTGATAGATGGCTTTAAAGCAAATGGCGCAACCGACCAGCAGGCACTTGATTATTTATCGGCTATAACAAAAATTCCAGTACAAGAGCGTACCCATGAAAACCTCTTAGATACCTATTATGCCTTACAAGAAAAGCTCAATGTTAAACCCACAAGAAATCCTGTTACAAAAACAAATACTCGAGTCACTTCAGAACTCAACCCTACTGATGCAGTCGCAGATTCAAAGTCTGGAAACGCAGATACAACTGCAAGCTCAGAAAATACAACAACTGATCAAGCAACTACAGGAAAACTAACCAATGACAGCGTATCAAGCGA